TCGGAGTGACATCTAATCACGCTCAATCCGAAAGCGAACCGATCGAAGAATCTTCCCCCATCCCTCCTCGATTGGTCGAAATGGGAGAGGGGTCTCCTCACCCATTCGCCCTGATCAAGACCCTCGAGCCAGAAAATGGATTCGTCGTCTTTGATTGGGTATCGAGCGAAGGCGCGAAGCTCGACGGAGGAAACTCCATCGCGCGATTCACCCCGCTCACACCTGATCCCGAGACCGGCGAATATGCCACCCTCACCGATGCGGAAATCGCCTCGGCCATCCTCGCACCTGAGCCTCAGGCAGCGGTTCCTGTCAAAGTCACCCGTCGGCAGCTCTTCCTCGCGCTCCTACAAGTCGACGAAACGCTGACCCGAGATGCGATTCGCGCCATGCTCAGCACCGAGGCGCAACGCATCGAGCTCGATGAGGCGGCGGATTTCGAGCGGGCGCATCCGATGGTGGCGGCCCTCGCGGCGCATCCCACGCTCAATCTCACCAGCGACCAGGTCGACGATATCTTCCGCGCGGCCGCGACGCTCTGACCTCTTTCAGCTTTTCAGTTTTCAGCCTTTCAGCTTTTCAAAAAAATGCCCATCCCTCCCCCCCATTCTCTCTCCATGAGTGATCAAACCCTAGTCAACGAATCCGCCCCGATACCCCTCACGGACAAGGACGGGCACACTATGAGCGCCACGCTCAAACGCCTCACCATTCGGGAGGTGTTCAAGTTCGTTCATCACATCCGCGAAAACCGCTCAGTTGCCCTGGTATCCCTCACCACCGGACGCACCGAAGAATGGGTTGACGACCTCTCAGACGACTCGTTTGGCGAGCTGAGTAAGGAGAGCATAAAGCTAAATTTTCAGAGAGCCGTGACGATCAGCGACAAAGATCCCGTCATGGCTCAACTGATCGGCCCAATCGTCGCGAATATGATCGGACTGATCCAAGCGAGCGAATCGATGCTTACTGGACTCAACTCACAGAAAAAGTCGCCAGAGCCGCCGCTCTCGGAATCTGTTCCGGAGACTGGGAACGGATAATTGATCTCACCCCGTCCCGGTTGCGCCTCGTCATGCAAGCGCAAAACCAAATCCGCGCGGAGGACGCTCTCACCCAACTCGCTTGTGTCAGTCGCGGCACAGTCGGAGGCGAGCCTTACAAGAAATATCACAAAAAACTCGTGAAGCTCGCAGGCTATAAAACGGACTAGCCTCCCCCTTTCCAAATGCCCGAAGCTACCGCAAAACTGAACGTCCTGATCTCGCTAAAAAGCGCGATCAAGGACAACCCTCAGGCGCTCAAATGGCTCCGCAACGTCACCGCAGGACTAGGAGCCGCCGCTGGAGCCTACGCAGTCCTTGCCGCGAAACAATCGCTCCAACTCGGAGCCGATCTCAAGAACCTCGCGCAATCCGCCGATCTCTCGACCGACGCCTTCCAAGTCCTCACCCTCAACGGTGAACGCTGGAACGTCAAAATCGCCCAGATCGCAAAAGCCGCTCAGACCCTCCGGAAGAATCTCCAAGAGGCGCGCGTCAACGGAACCTCTCCCCTCAACAACGATCTCAAAGCCCTCAACCTTACCGCAGCCGGACTCCAAGCCCTCGCCCCGGAGCGTCAATGGGAAGTGATCGGACGCGGGATCGCCAACGCCAGCGACAAGCAAGCCGCCCTCAACGCAGCGACCAAACTATTCGGAGAAGAAGACGGACCCCGCCTCCTCGGAATGCTGGAAGCCCTCGGAACGGAAGGATACGACAAACTAGCCAAAGGCGTTGAAAGTATCGTCCTCGATCAAAGCCAGATCGACGATCTCGCTCAGGCTGAAGCCATCCTCTCCGGGATCGTGGATAAGATGACATGGCTCGCAGCACACGGGACCGTTGGTCTCTCCCGCGCGATGACCTCCCTCACCCCCGAACAGTCCGGAGTTGAAGGCGCGAGCAAGGAAGCCGCCGCCATCCGCGCGCGAATCATCGCAGCCGGAAACAACGCCGAACGACTCGCCACGATTCAAGAAAGCATCACCAAACGCCGCGCAGATCTCGAGGCCGATATTCTCGATATCTATCGCGTCAACATGGAGAGCAACGCTCCCCTATCCGCCAGCGATCAGCGCGCCGATACCTACGCGAAAGCCCTCCTTCAAGATCTCAAGAAAATTGAGGATCATCTCAGCTCCACGACCATTGATCGAGATCTGAAAACGCAAGTTGATGAAGCCGCGAAACGTCAGGAGCAAATGTCCGAAGCCAACGCGCAAGCCATCGCCGAAGACAACGCCACCGCGCAAGCCCTCGAAGCGAAAACAGCCGCCGAACTTGCCGCGCGCGATGCCGCCGCCCTGCACTCGAAACGCGTCAGCGAGGGAGCCGCGATCACCGCCCAAGCTCGCACTCCCCTAGAAGCCTACGCAGACGAAGTCTTTCGTCTCAGCGCCCTCCAGAAAGACGGGATCATTTCCGGGGAAACCTACCTCCGCGCGATCGCCCAAGCCCAAGGTCAACTCTCCAGCAAGACCACCATTCCAGCCGCTCAGCTCAGCCTCAATCGCGAGCTCCTAGAGATCACCACGAAACGCGCCGCGATCGATTCCGACTTTACCTCAACCGCCGCCGAAAAATGGAGTCAGCGCAAGCAACTCCTAGAGGCTGAGGTATCCGTCCAAGAGCGCTACATCGCCAACCTTCGAAAGATGCAAGAGGGCGCAGATCCCCAGTCAGCAGCAACCTATGAATCACTCATTCAGGGATCGATTGGACAGATCGGATCCCTCCAAGATCAAAGCGCCGGACTCGGAGCCGATCCCGATGATTGGTCCGATCAGATGCAGTCCCAGTTGACCGCGCTTCGCGATAGCTGGGGAACCACCTCCCAACAAATCGCCGGGATGATCACGGGCACCATCGGAGGCGCAGTCGATACCCTCGGAGATAACATCACCGCTTCCATCTTCAAGAGCCAGACCCTCGGAGAAGCCTGGAACAATATCCAGCTCGCGATAGGACAAGAGGCCGTCTCAGCAATCGTCAAATTCGGGCTCCGCTGGGTAGCGACCAAGCTCATGATGGCTGGCACCGATGCCGCCCTAGCTGCCACGCAAACCGCGACTCTCATCCCACTAGCCGCCGCTCAATCAGCGATTTGGGCCGGACCCGCAACCCTCGCCACGATTGCCAGTTTCGGAGGAGCCGCCGTCGCAGCCCCCGCGCATATCGCCGCCTCGATGATGCTCACCCAAGGACTCGCAGCCATCCCAGGTCACGAAGACGGAGGCCACGTCAGAGGCGGCAAACAACTCAGTTGGCTCAACGAATCCGGAGAGGAATACGTCTTCAGCGCGCCAGCCGTTGCCGCCCTCGGAGTCGATACCCTGGAGACCCTCCATCGATCCGCCAAAGAACCCACCTCAGGCAGTTCCAGCGCCGGGGGCTCAGGATCGAGCTCCGGTCCCGCGCGCCAAGCCCCCCCCAACGTTGCGATCTTCGGGGAAAATATGCGCGCCGCTAAAGACTGGGCTCAATCCCAAGAAGGAGAAACCTGGTTCCTCGATTCCATGGCTCAGCACATGTCCAAATTTATAAACGCCTGATGTCATTCGCTATCGTAGATCACGACGGGACAGACTTCGCCGTCCTCCTCCTTGAACCAAATCGCCGCGACAACGGATCACTCGATATCGTTTACTCCTTCGGGACGACGATCACCGTAGGAGATTCCGGGCGTGAAACGCGCGAGCCAGATCAGCCAGATCTCCGCCTCCGTCAATCCTGTGCATACACCCTCACCAAAGCCGAATCGCACACCCTACGCACGCGCCTAGCTGCCCTCTCGACCACGCCGATTGCCGTCCCCCTCTGGATAGACCAACTCACAGGAGCGAACTGGGGAAACCGCCTCCACGATTGCGAACTCATCGCGCGCCTATCCGATGGAGCGATCCTCGCGAGTGATGCCGAGTTGAGTGATACCGAGACCTACGTCCCCCTCTTGATCGGTCGCCTCATCGAAAAGCAACCCGAAGCCTCCCCCCTCGCTGAAGAGTCGGGATCCGAAACAGATTTCACCATCGTTGAGGATTCCGAGTGGGGCTATCGGCTCACCATCAAAGGAGCCGCCGTCGCGGGAACTTGGCCCACAAGCCTAGTCCCAGAGACGACCTCCAACCTCAAAGACTTCTCCGAAACCGGACTCGTATTCGAAAAAATAGGACGCAGACGCAAACACACGATCGAGCATCAAGAAACCGCGTTCAAGTGGGGCCAAAGCGCCTCCTTTGTGCTGGGTTCCCGTGCCGAGATCGCCCTATTCCTTCAGACCTTCGAAGCTCACGCCGGACGCCTCCGCTCGTTCTCCATGCCGTGGTGGTTTCGCCCCGGAGCCGATGCGCCAACGACGCCGCACGAAACGATTGTGCGCTTCGGTTCCGATCAGATCCGCGTCGAATACGTCACGGCCGTCACCGCTCGAATCACCCTCACATTTTGGCAACTCCCGTGGGAGATCACCCCCATCGAAGGAGAGACCCCCGTTCAACCCGGGCGATTCTTCCTCTACCGTCACACCCTCCAGACGCCAACGACTCCCATCATCTGGAGATACACCGACTATCCCGCGCCCATCACCGTTGAAGAAGACGCCGAAGACGTGACCTACTTCCCAGCCGATATCGAACACGATAAAATCACGCAAGGATACCAGCTCGATGACGATCCCGTGACTCTCAAGAGCTTCGTTGCCGATAGTCACCCCTGGATGCTCGCCCTCAAGCGCATGTTAGAAGCCCCCCTTCAGCTCGATATCTTCGAAGTCGATCCCGAGAATCCCGTTCCCGTGCTCAAACACACCGGGGAGCTCGACGCCCCCACCGGAAAAGGCCGCAAGCTCGCGATGAAATCCACCGCGCTCTCCGGAGCCCTCGATATCAAAGTCCCCAACTTCTACGTTCAAGAATCATGCAATCACGAATGGTGTTCCATCGGATGCGGGAAAGATATCGAAGATTACACATTCACCGCGACGATTGACGTAATCGACGGGCGCGAAATCACCGTCACGATCACCGTGAATCCCCCCGCCTCAGCGATGGGAGCCGATTACTTTGCCAACGGAGATTGTAGCATAGGAGCCGGAAGCACCTTCGAAGGACGCGAAATCATCCGATCCGAAAACCTCGGATCCGGTCAGCAAAAACTCACCATCGATCACGCCCTCCGCGCGCCCTCCATCGATCAAGAAGTATCCATTCGCCCCGCCTGCCAAGGCACATGGGCCGAATGCTCCGCCTTCGCCAATACCATCAACTACGGAGGACACCGTCACGTCGGAGCCGATAATATTAGCGTTCCCGCCCGTGAAACCAACGCGCAAGGGGGCAAGAAATGAGACCCTACTTCTTCAACAATCCGGGCCGCGTGAGATCCCTCAAATTCGAGCAAGACCGCTGGATCGGAACCCCCTTCTATCCGCGCGCTTGCGCCGTCGGAGTCGGAGTCGATTGCGTCCGTCTCCAAGCCGAGATCCTCGCCAATACCGGAGCGATCCCCCGTCTCGAACTCCCCGCCTACACGCTCGATCACGCCAAGCACACGACCCGCTCTCAGCTCCTCGTTTTCCTCTTAACCGCTCCCGAGCTCGAAAATCGCTTTACCCTCGTGCCCCTCGGAGCACCGCGCATCCCCGGAGATCTCCTAGGACTTCTCAGCGGGATGACTGATCATCACCTCGCCAGCGTCGATCAATGGGGAAACGCCGTGCACGCCATAGAAGAACACGGAGTCATCCGCACCCGCCTAGACGACCCTAAATTCAGCCGGCGTATCTGCTACGTCCTCCGCCTCAACGAATCCCCCCAAAAATGAGCTTCGGATATCGCCGCCCCTCAGAAGCACCCACCACAGCCGGACTCGACGCCGATGAAGTCGCGACGAATCAAAAAGCCGTTCCCGCGCGCTGGTTCATCGGTGATGACTGGTGCCCTCTCACCTGGTTGATCCCCCAACCCCTCAACGTCGAATACATCGAACAACGCGAGAAAGTCGGCAAATCCAAGCAGACCACCGGACACGAAGTTTTCGCAGATCTAGCCGGTCTCGCCTGCGTCGGACTCGTTCACTCGATCACAGCCATCGAAGTCGCCAAAGAGATCGTCTGGACAGGCTCCATCGTCCGCCCCACCGATACCGAAGATCCCAGTTATTGGAGAGCAACCATCGTCACCAACGTCGGAACGTTTTACATCTACTGGGGCCGCGCCGATCAACCCGTTGATTCAATCCTACTTGCCCCGCTCGGAGCACTCGACGCCACCCAATCACACCCCGCTTATCGGAATCAGTGCATCGTCATCGCCAAACGCGCCTCCTTCGGTCAAAGCACCTCCGCTCCCTCGATACGCGTCAAACTCCGCCGCGTTCCCGTCCCCCAGATCGGCACCTTCGCAGCCGAAAATCACGCCCAAGGAGAAAGCCTCCTCGCTGGAGCACTCGAACTCCTCACAGATCCGATATTCGGAGCATCAATCGCCACGAAGCACTTCACCGCCGCCGATTGGGAAGCCCTCTCGACCGCCGTCATCGCCGGCGCCGGTCGTCACTCCCCCTCGCTCACTCGATCCCAGCCCGTCCGCGATGTCGTCCGCGAATTCTTCCGCCTCTTTGATGGATGGGCACGAATCGAAGGCGGCAAAATCACCCCCGGGTTCTTCCCTCACGACGGAACCGGCCTCGACGACCTCCCAGAGATCTCCCATCACGACATCATCGGAGACCCCGATATCGGTGCACCCAGCTTTTCCAAAGCAGCAAACAAAGTCGTCGTCACCTTTCGCGACCGCACCCAAAAACACCGCGAAGACACCGAGAAGCACACCGCCCGGTCAAACTCACGCGCCCGTCAACGCGTCCAGCCCGTCACCGTCAGCGCCCTCTCCATCATCGATCGAGACCAAGCGCGCTCCTACGCCGCCGAACTCGCGCGAGGCTCAGCCGAGGGCGAAAGCAAGGGCTCATTCACAGTCCGACTCCCCCGCGCCATCAAGACCAACGGCGATCCCCTCCAAGCCGGAGACAACTTCAACCTCGATTGGTCACCCTATGAGCTCGATCAGATCTCAAGAATCACGCGGATCTCTCATCCCTACCGAGGCGCGCCCTCGATAGACTACGTTGCCGAGCGCGGGATCTACCCCCTCCCCTACGTGCCCCCAGTCAGCCTCCAGCCCGACCTCGGAGCGCCCCTCCCCACACCGATTGCACACGCGCGAATCCTAGAACTCACCACCGAACTAGCCGGGACACCCATCGGAATCCAAATCGCCATCCTCGCGCAACGCCCCCCCGGAGAGCACGAAGACGCCGCCGCCGTAAAAGCCAAAAACGTTGCCGGATTCAATCTCCATTACAGCGCAGACGATGCCACCTTTGACCCCATCGGAAACGCCTCCGGATGGAGCGTCCGTGCGAACCTAGTCGGAGCCGTCGCAAATACCGCAGCAGCAACGACGATCACGATCAACATCCCCGCCGATAATCTCGACACCGATCGCATCACACCCATCAGCGCAGAAGACCAAGCCGATGATCAACTCCTCCTCATCATCGGAGACGAAGTCCTCTCCGTTGGAGACGTTACCCTCAACGCCGGAAACCACGACTTGACCGATTGCCTCCGCGCGCGCCAAGGCTCGATAAAAGCAGCCGGAGCGGACGACGCTGAGGTTTGGCTCATCTATCGCGACGAGCTTCCGCGGTTCGCTCACAAACGATTTATCGAAGACACGACGCGCTACTTCAAGCCCCAGCCCTACTCCCCCGGAAACGTCGTTGATCTAGCCGATATCGATTCGATCACTCACGCATTCCGAGACCGCGCCGATGAACTCCCCGTCATCGCCCTCGGAGCCGCCCCCGTCTCTCCCGTTGTCGGGATCGGACAAAACTTCACCGGGTCGATCTCCGACGTAAACGGAGACCTCACCACCTACGAAATCACCGCCGCGCGCATCGTAGCCGCCGCCATAGATTCAGAAATCACCATCCGGTCCGCCGAATTCGGTCCCGATGATCGCGCCCTATTCAACTTCAAAGTCCCCGTCGCCTTCCCCCAAGCAGGAACCTGGAGAATCATCGTCCGAGCCCACGACGAACGCACCGGATTCAAAGAAACGCAAACCGCCGATATCACCGTCTCAGCAGGATCAGGCGGATACGGAACAGACGACGGCGTGACCCCCTCAGCGATCACCGGAGTCTCGATCACTGGAGCCCTCTCCATGCTCATCGCCGAATGGACCAACCCAGTTAACACGCCAATCCTGCGAACGCTCATCTACATCGCAGACACCGCCGCGAAACCCGCGAATCCGAGCGCCTCAATCGAAGATCCTCAACAATTCTATTTCCTCCAAGGACTCGACTCCAGCACTCAGAAATATTTCTGGTTCGAAGTAGTCGGACGCAACGGGCGCAAAAGCGCCGTCTCCGGGCCGCACAACGCAACGACGCGCGCCGGGATCGACCTCTCCGACATCGTCGCCGGACTCACCATGGTCGAAATCGTCGGAGCCCTCCCAGGAACAGACCTCACAGACGGACGCACCGTTTTCCTTACCACAGATAAGAAACTCTACCGCTACGACGCCACCGCCGAAGAATGGACGCGCAAGATCGACGGAGCCGACCTCGTCGCCGATTCCATCGTTGCCGGAGCCATCGCCGCTGGAGCGATCACAGCTGAAGCGGTCGGTGCAAATGAAATCATCGCCAACGTCGCGAACATTCAGAACGGAATCATCACGAGCGCCAAAATCGCCAATCTTGACGCCGAGAAAGTGAACACTGGAACCCTCGCGACGATGGTCCTGACCGCGTCAAAGACCCGAACGGACTCGAGTTTTTTCAACGCCGGAACCCCAGCCAATACATTCCCCTCCTTCTGTGCCGAACGCGATACCGAGGCCACAGCCGGAGACAAAACCGTCGGAAACTACAACTACTCGATCCTATCGGTCAACGGATGGAGCGTCGGCACCGGGCACGCGACCCGGTTCGGAAAAGCAACGATGACATTCACCGTCTCCCTCAAAGCCTCCTTCACCATCACCGATCGAGGAGCCGGAAACTCTCACGCCGACGCGCGCTCCGTTTTCCGCATCAACGCGGGAAGCTGGCAAACCCTCTCAGAAACCGATCGCGCCACTGAGACCGATGGAGGCGCAGCAATCACCGACTCCGTCGAAATCACCGGATTGACCGGCTCAGACGTGATCGACTTCGGGATTCAGGTCATCGTCCCAGCTACCCAATACTACGGAAACGCCGTCATGAGCGTCGTTTTCGGAAACGTCTGAGATCATGAAAGTCGAACAAATCAGATTTACGCGCGAGACCGGGCGCAACCGCTACACCATAGCCGAACGCGTCGAAATCGAAGCCATCGAAATCAGCTCCGATGATTCCGACTTTGTAGAAATCGAGCTCACTGAAGACGGGCCAGGTTTAAAAAAAGGCGCGCGACTTCGCGTCTTGAAACAGAAACTCAAAGCGCGCAAAGAGCCGAAAACGAAACCCGCGAAGAAGAAGCAACGCGGATCCTAGAGCGCGCCCCTCCGTTGATAGCCGTGCATTTGTATGAAGATCCGTCTCTTTATCCTCCTCGCGCTCTCTTTCGCCTTCTTCGGATGCCAGACGCAAAGCGTCAAAGTCCCCAAGCTCCCAGAATGGAAACAATCCACCGATTCCCAGATCTACGGAATCGGAGACATCTACGAAGGACTCGCCCAATACGCCCCCGGAGCACACCTAGTCGCGCCAGCCGACGCCTACTTTACAAAAATCCCTCACGCATTCGCCGAAGAACTCACCCGCTGGACATGGGAATTTCTCACCGCGACCGGGATCAAATACACCGCCGAAAGTTTCGACTGTGATGACTTCGCCGAAGCCTTCGCCCTAGCGATCAACGTATCAGCCGCGCGCGCCGGAGTAGAAGCGCAACCCCTTGGATTCCGAATCTTCGTCGATCAAACTCACGAATTCGGAGGAGTCGGAGCCGGAGGGAGCACCGCGAAACACGCGCTGAACGTCGTCTACACCGATCGAGGCCCCTACGTCATCGAACCTCAACCCAGTCGCGCCCCGCGCATGAAACCGCTCTCCGAATACCGAAACCTAATCTGGGAAGTCCGGATAGGAGGCTGAGCCGATGCCCCACGATTCGCGACCCATTTACATCCTCGTCAACGGAATCCTCTCCAACCCCGGAGACTCCGATCAATGGACAGATCACGGGGTGACATGGCTACACCAACGCGCCGGAATCAATGCCCAGTGTGAGAAATTTGAATACTTCGCGCGCGCCCTCACCCGCCGATTCAAACAAGACAAACACTCGACCGAACTCGCCCAACTCATCGCCAGCTACGAAGGGCGAGAACTCCACGTAGTCACCCACTCCAACGGAGCCGATCTCCTCATTCGCGCCCTCCGGAAACCAGAGCTAGCAGAGATTGAAATCGAGTCCGCTCACCTCATCGCCGCCGCGTGCGAAGAAGACTTTTCGACGAACGGACTCAATGCCGCCCTAGCCGCTGAACGACTAGGCTCCATCTACGTCTACGCCTCCGAAAATGACGGCGTCCTGAAATACTTCGCGCGCCCCTCCCGGTTCCTCCTCGGCTGGGCAAATCTAGGATACGGGCTCCTAGGACTACGCGGACCCATCAACGTCGCGCGCGCCATCAGTCCAGCCGTCGTCACCACCTGGAAGAACCATCACGGCCACTCGACATGGTTCAAAGGCGAACACTTTGCGGAGACCTTTTACGCTATTCTAACCAACGATCAAAAATGAAAACCAAACGGCTCCTCCCCCTACTCCTCGCGCTCGCCCTCGCAATCGCCTTCACCGGATGCACCGCGCCCAAAATGCTCACATCCGCCTCGACCACCCTCAAAGTCACGACCCCCGAAGGACTGCAAGTCGAATACAGCTCCCCCAAAGATCAAGACGTAGAATACGATCCCACCACCGGGAAATTTCACGTCCGCTCCACCAGCAACGAAGCGCTCATGAACAGCGCGCGCGCCATGGAAGCCGAATCCATGAAAAACCTCTCCGGAGCCGTCCGAGACGCCCTCACCCTCGTCTCCCCCCTACGACAACTCCCCCCAATTTCTCCCTAATAGGAAGAATGCCGCGCTCGTTGAAACGGATATCGACGGATCTGGCTCCGGGGGGCGCAAATCACAACCCCGGAGAATTCATAACGAGAGACCGATTCAGCTCCCGAAACCGTCAAACTGAATCAAGCCCGTGCCCCGCTCTATCGACGGGCACGGGCAACCCTTTTCCTCATCAATAAATGCCCATAGACCTCTGGACCCCTCTCTTCGGTTTCCTCTGCGTGATAGCCACCGGCTTTTTCGGTTGGCTACGAACCCGGAATCACTCAACCGCCCGAGAACAAGCCGAAGTTGAAATGAACTTCCAAGCGACTCAACTCAGTTTCAGCCGCATTGCAGCCGATTGGGGGACGACTCACGAAGAGATCCGGCACCTCATGGACACGAGCACGATTGACCGCGTGATGATCTTTGTCGCATGGAACGGAAACAACGCCCCCCGCTGGACAACAGCCGTCCTCCAGATCCGCCAAGGCGAGCAAGACCCGATATCATATATTCACTACGCGCTCGATGATGATTATCGCGATCGGATGGTGCGGATCGGAGCAAGCGGGACCGCGCACGTGAGGACAGCTGATTTGGAATCGTGCAAAATCAAAAGAACCTACGAAGTCGAGGAAGTCACAGAGGCGATTTGGTCTCATATCTCGAAAGAGCAGCTCCCGGGCTCGAAAGCCGTCGCTCACACGTATTGCTCATGGGCCACCCACGACCCAGTGGGAATCGACGCCAAGACCGCAACCCGTTGCATGATCTTGACCGGACGCCTCAAAGGAATCGCCGCCAGCCTTAACGCCCCTGGAGTCGTCAATCCCTAGTCCGATGATATTTGAAAAGGAGCAACGCGAAATTGCCCTAACTGAAAGGTTTCCGATTCTTTTTAGTTCGTCGGAGGACCGCTTGACGGTGAACAGGTGAGCGCAACCGAATGGTTGCCGACTGACCAAATGCTATCGGGGGACGGAAATCGATGTGCCCCCCCCCTAGGCTTCAGTCCCGTCCCTCTCCGAGACGCTTTCCGGGGCTCCGAGTAGTGTAACGTCAAGCCATCGAGCGCGAGTGCGTCAGCCAAGGGAACGGGCCGAATGTAGCTCTGAAATAGGACGCGTTCACTGTTTCCCATGTCTTGCTCCAGTGCCTTGGTGTCCTTTGTCATAACGTATCGATGAGACGCGTAAGAGTGCCGGAGAAGATCCTTCTCCCAATCGTCAAACACCCCCGCATCTTTACGAATCCGATCAAACTTCCGTTTCGAGAAATAGTTTGGAGCGAGCTTCTCAGATTTGCACCAAGTCAGAATCCTCCAGAGCGGACCATGAATCGACGCATTGCGCCGCCGTCGTCCTCCCTTGGCTTTGTTGACCTCGATCAAAAGATGTTCCGGTTCAAGGTAGAAATCAGACCACCCATCGAGCCGGGGGGCCTCTCCCGGACGCACCCCTGAGAGCGCACAAATCGACAAAAACGGGAGCATTTCCGGACCCTCCGCATCGGTAAGCGCCATCTGAAGGAGTCTCCATATCCGATCGAACGAAAGAACCCCAGGAATTCGAGCGCGATGAACCGGGCGATCGAGATCCGTCACGGGATTCTCGAAAAGTAGTCGCCTTCGAGGGTTCGAAAGGAACGCGCAAAAAAGCTTCATTAGGTCGAATCGATCGCGCTGACTTCGATCCATGCGATCGGAATCATAGATCCAGCTCGAAACTTGGAGAACCGAGATCTCATCCGTCCGAGACACTCCGGAAACGCGCGCGAAATGAGTCAGCACAATTCGCCGACAATTGATCGTCACCTCCACACATTTCCGTTGATCACTTAGCCAACTACAAAAAAGCTCAATCCCGTCCTTGATTGAGACACCCTGAACAGGCTTGAAATGCCGAAGGTAGAATTCAGCCGCGCGGGAATGAGTTACCCCAGCCGGGAGGACATCGCGAGCGCGCTCCGCGTCCCGAAGTTGTCCCTCAGGGAGGGTAGTCAATCGAGGTTGGAGATCTCCCGGATTGGCTACTGTCCGGAGTTGTTCCGCTGCGAAAATCTCAGCCTCATCCCTAGATCTGAAGTTATTTCGGATCCGTTTGCCCTCGATCGAGCCCTTGACGCGAAAAGAAATCGAGCCAGAGCGATTCTTGAACGGGGTAATTTCCAGAGGTCGAGCGGTTGCCAAAACGGTTGCCAATAGTTGACTAGAGCTGACTAAGTGCGATCACCCGTGAACATACAAGCCCAAAGAAAAAGGCACCCCATCCCATAGGAAAAGACAGTTTTAGGGATGGTGGAGCTGAGGGGAATCAAACCCCTGACCTCTTCATTGCGAACGTTTAATTCGGATACTGTCTATCAATGCCTTATGATAGCGGTTGCCAGTTTCTCAAATTTGGTGACAACCGCTGTCCTGTTTTGGCTCGCGCATGATCTGCTTGAGTGCTCCCCTCACCTTCCATGGATTACTTGATCATTTGGCTGGTTTGCGGGGTACTTAGTGCAGTCATTGGAGCCGCTAAGGGTCGCGGGTTTTTAGGGTTTTTCTTGGGCGTTTTATTGGGGCCATTGGGCATCCTTGCGATGCTGATCATTCCGGGGAATCGGAAGGTCTGCTACTATTGCAAATCTCGTATCCACAAGGACGCGATTGTTTGCCCGAAGTGCGGGAAAAATCCTTAGCGACACACGCACCACCTCCCAGAAATCTTGAATGGACACGGGGGGAGTTCGTTGGTCTCTGCCGGAAACGGAATCATGTTTGAGGCCTCCATCGGGAGCAGTAACTGGGCTTGCCCGATGCGCCTATTTCGGCACGGGGACAAGGTCCGATTTGCGATCTTGGGGTTTGGGAATGGGATTGGATCCATCCGTCCTACCTTACCAATGTTTTACATTTAAAGCTCTAGGGATGATCACCTAGATTGGGAGGGAAAACCCCTCATGCTGGGTGATCGGTGCTTTGGGGGCTGAGGTTGTATTCTGCTAATTCTTCAGCCGCTTGCATGTTCCCAAAGTGCCCATCCTCTAGCTGGGAGGCGTCGATTTTGCCAGTGATCCAGCTGATTGTTGAGCCTAGGTCTGGATCCCCTGCGTTGATTTGATCTGCGATGGAGCGAAATTTCGCGCGAAGGTCGTCTGATACGTCGTCGAGTGGGACTTTGTCGCCTTGATCGCCTACGAATCGGATCTCTAGGAGCTCTAGGGGGAAGCCGCTCCGTTCTGCTACATCGTAGAGATGCGCGCTAAGGATGGTGTATTGATGCTCTGGGTCCGGACTGGAGCGAGTCACGAGCTTTTCGAGGTTTGCGGGACTGAGTCCGACTTGTCCGAGGAGGATTTTTGAGAGCGCGGATTTGATGATCCCGACGCGTTGCGCGAAATCGGAAACGTTGGTCGTTCCGTTGGCTCTCATCACGGCTCGGACTGCGCTTTCTAGTCTGTTCATGTGCGAGATAGTAGAAAAAAAGGAAACTGGATCAATCTTTTTGTTGACGCAGTCCCTTTTTCTTCTACTGTCTCTTATATGGAAATCGACTTTGAGGCTGAATTAGGGGACACGGTTCATCACTTGAGCGGGATGTTGAGGACGGTGAAGCGTCTCAACCCGTCCGCGCCGTCCGCGACCGTTTCGGATGCTCTGATCAAACATCTCAAAACACTCACTCCGGAGGATCTCGGATTGACGCAGGTCGCAGGGAGTCGCGCCCAGGAGATCGAGGCGCGCGCTCGGATCGAGGCTGAATCAGAGCAGATCGTTGCCGCTCAAACCGCATAACGAAAAATCAACGAAAGGTTAAAAAATGAATCAATTCAGACAATCCCGGGAATACAGCGCTACGGTTGGGAACAGTATCTTGATCACGATTGCGGAAAAAGCAGCGGACGCGCTGATGGGAGAGATCGCCCGTCGTCACCTCGGACGCGTTGGGATGCCGGGCCGTTGTCCCGTTGCTTCATCGGCGTCGAATTACGATGAAATGCGCCGATTCTTCCGGGCGCTCCCTATTGAGGGAAAGCGGTTGTTTCGTCACATCCTCAGGGATAAATTTAGGGCGCAGCGATGCGCTTTCCCACGTTGGCAGGATTACGTGATGTCGGTGAGTGATCGAGAGGGGGGCGATGTGCCTTCCCGTGATCCGAACGCTCCGGAGTGGTCAACGTTCGTTTATCGGAGCGTGATGGGGGAGGAGGCAGCATGAACGCCGTTGCTCCAGTTTTGAAGATCCGGACGGTTCTCCGGGAACGGACCCTTGCTCCGATTAGTTTTCGGCTTCAGGGGGCTATCCGGATAGATGATGACTTGATGCTCGGATGGGCCGAGGAGGAGGTCACCGCGCGAAAGGACATCATGAGACTGACCGCGCGAGCGGACGCGGAATTTGCTGAGCTGAAGGCGCAAGCGGTCGAGATGGTTAATCAGGGTGCGGAGATCTCGAATCTCAACGCGTTGCTGTTTTTCACGAAGATCGAGAGCGCGCGGGGGCTCGTGAGACAAGCTCACGCGCTCGCTACGCTTTGTTGCTTGGTATTGATCCTTGCGGGGTCGCTTTCCCTTGGTTTGGGGAGTTCTGATCAGACGGCGCGCAGAGCTAAGGCTCTGTGCGTTCGTCGATTGGTTCGCACTCGGAAAAACGGGGATTGGATCTGATATGAGCCGCCCCGCTGAATGGATCTCATTTGCTGAGTTGGAGGCGCGCTCGCCTTGGACAAGCGCGAGCACGCTCAGACGCATGATCAAGGGGAAGCGGATTTCGTATCGCCAGACGCGCAAGGGGGCTCCGATGTCGTTTAATTGGATCACGGTCGAGGCTGAGTTGCGCAACCTGGACACGGTGAGCCGGGTGCGTGAGATCGCGCCGTTCGCATACGATCAGGGAGATGTTGCACGAATTGAGGCGAAGCTGGACGCGATTCTTCAAGCGCTCGTTCACAATGTCGGGATTCCTGCGGATTGTTCCGCGCGGAACATGAGGAGGACGGGTTGAGCGCACTTCTGGATTCCCTCACGCCGGAGATCAAGATCCGGGGAACGATGCCGGTGATCTGCTACCGATGCCGGAGACTGATCCGGACGGTAGAGTGTAACTTGGAGCAGTCCGGAGAGGTATCCCATGGGATTTGCCCCGACTGCAAACCTCTAGAGATCGCTCGATTGCTGGGCGAGATGAACGCAACGAAACATCAAACAAAGGAGAACGTATGAACGAAGTCCCTACGCTGACACGGACAGGTCTCAAGCGCGCGGTTGCCGTCGCTTTGATCGGAGAGGGATTCACGAAAGCGGTTTACGATATCGAACACCTTTTTTTCGACTTTGGGGTGCATTGGTATTGGTCGGGAGGTGATCAGTTTTTTACTCCGGAGGGGTTGATCCTGATTGCCGAGAAGCTAGAGGAGCAGGATCACAAAGCGGAGGCGCAAGCGTTGCGCGATCGAGCGCGAGGGCTGGAGGAAACCGGCGCGCGTAATTTGGATCTGAATCCGGGTGCGCCGATTGATGATAGCACGCCGAAACCGAAACGGATCGCGGGTCGCTCGCGCGCTTATGCCGATAAAGACGAGGAGACCTGGCTCCGATGATCGCGACTATCGAGCATGGGCGGACTCGAATCCTCCCAGATATTGAGGCTCCCAGAGAGCTCCCCTCCCCTCGTGCTGCGTTGGTCGCACCTGCTAGGGATTACACTTTTGCGGAGGAGTCGGGTTGCGTCGTTGTCCACACGCAGACGGGGACGTTTGTCGGTCGATTTTCATCCCGTGCGATTGCTGAGGGCTCACTGCGTTTTTTGAGAGGCAAAGTATCATGACTGAATTTATTTTTACGCTGAAATTCGGGATCCTTGTGGTCTTGATCATGGGGATAGCGATCCCGTTTGTGATTGCTGATGTATTAAGGAGTTGGGCGCTAGGGGCTCCGAAGCGGGAGGGCTTCGCGTCATGGATGGGATGCGAGCAACGGGGGCGCGTGATGGAGAACGGACAACCCTACGTGCCGGAGAGTTTGGTGTGTGCGAGCTGGGATCATGAGATCGGAACGATGCTCAGGGTCACGAATCGAGAGAATGGGCTGAGCGTCCTTGCGCGGGTTTCTGATCGTGGTCCCGATAAAGCGCTCTATCGCGCTGGTCGGGTGATCGAGTTGAGCGAGCGCGCCTTTGATGTGATCGCAGATCCGAGGGTTGGAGTTGTTGCCGTGTCGATCGCAGTCAAGGGGGACTCGTATTGATCCAGCCTTTTCATATCGATGGTTTCGCTGGGGGCGGGGGCGCGAGCGAGGGTTATGAGCGCGCGTTTGGGAGACGGGTGGATGTCGCGATCAATCATGATCACGAGGCGCTCACGATGCACCGCGCTAACCATCCTTTGACGCGTCATTTCCGGGAGGATATCCGGGCGCTGGATCCAATCGCTTTGTGTAATGGTAAACGTCCGACGAGCGCTTGGTTCTCTCCAGATTGTAAGGACTTTTCGAAAGCCAAGGGAGGTAAACCTAAGAGCAAACATATCCGAGGGCTGGCTTGGATCGTAATCCATTGGGTAAATACGGTGAAGCCTCTCACTATCTTCATGGAGAATGTTGAGGAGTTTGCGTTCTGGAGTCCTCTGCTCGCTGATGGCTCGCGCAATCCTTGGCGCAAGGGGTGGTTCTTCCAGTGTTTCACGGGCGCACTGAAGCGCCGGGGTTACGTGGTGGAGTGGAGGGAGTTGAGGGCTTGCGACTACGGAGCTCCGACGATCCGGAAACGCTTCATCTTGGTCGCTCGATGCGATGGGGAATCAATCGCTTGGCCTGAGGTAACTCACGGGCGCGCGGACTCAGAGCGAGTGAAGTCGGGTGAGTTGAAACCGTATTTACGGGGGGCTGATTGCCTTGATTTCTCGATCCCTTGTCCGTCGATATTCCTCACGTCGAAACAAGCGAAGCGGGTCCGCGTGAAGCGCCCTCTCGTGAAGGCTACTCTTCAAAGAGTCGCGAAGGGGATTGATCGGTTTGTGTTGAAATCAGCAAAGCCGTTTCTCGTTTCGCTCACCCATCAAGGGGGAGATCGGATTGAGTCAATTGAGGAGCCTTTTCGGACGATCACAGCCGCGAATCGAGCAGAGAAGGCGCTTGTTTCTCCGGTCTTGACCTACGGTCAGCACGGGGGGCGATCACGCGACGCCAGCGCACCGATGCACACGATCACAGCGAGTCCCAAGGACAGCAACGCGTTGCTTGCGGTGAATCTTTGCCGTCAGTTTGGGACGGGGATCGGTCACAGTGCGAACGAGCCTCACCGAACTATCATGACGCAGGGAGGCGGGAAAACTCAGCTCGTGACGACGTATCTCGCGCAGAACAACACGGGGAGCGTGGGGCATGATGCACGGGCTCCGATTTCGACGATCACGGGGCGCGGGACACAACAGAGCGTGGTTGGGGTGTCATTGCTCCAGTATTACGGGCAATCACAGCCAACAGGGATCCGGGGACCACTCAACACGATCACGACTCACGATCGATTTGCGCTTTGTGAGGCGCTGGGAGCGATCCCTCCTCTCACGCCGGATCTCGAACGGAAGGCGCGCCGAGTCGCCAAATTCCTGCGCTCGTATGGCGTCGAATTTGAGGGTGAGTTTGCTACGGTCGGAGACTATATTCTGACCGATATCGGGATCCGGATGTTGACTCCGCGTGAGCTTTTTCGGGCTCAGGGTTTTGGTGATCACTACCAGATCGGGGATGATCCAACGAAGCGGTTTCAGCTCACAAAAACGTCTCAGGTGAGGATGTGCGGGAACAGTGTCCCGCCTCCCCTTGCCGCAGCTGTGCTGCGTGCAAATTTGACAGAGAACATCAAACAGGAGGTTGCCGCATGAGGGGCGTATTCCTCAACGCAACCCCACGCGATGCCTGAACGACTTATGACCTCACAAAAACTAATCACACTACTGCGCAGACACGCGCAAAAATCAGCCGCGATCAATTTTGAACTGGAGAACCTTTTTCCGGAGGGGGCGGAATGCAAATTTATGCTAAGTTGCCGCCAGATGATCGCGACTAAAGGGACAATCCTGAGTGCGCGGATGAGTGGGGGGCATCCTCAGGTCGTGGTCCGTTTAAGTGCAGTTAATCGATGGGGATACGCGACCGTTAAGCGCGTCTCGCCCGAGAATGTCATTGTCGTTGAGAAGTAATCACGAGCCCAAACCAAACCTCCAACTGTAATATATTATGAATACACCAACGAAACCGAAAAAAACGAAAACGGATCCAGCCTCATTCTCATGGGATGAAAAAGGAAATTGCGTTGAGGGAAATTGCATCACGATCCAAGCTGGGACGCATGGGTTCGTGTTGCTCTTTACCGCCCTCCGTCCTGATGGTGAGGGGTGGTCTTACGGGGCGATTGTTTCGGATGGAGCACCTGACCCTTTAATGAATCATCCCTGCATGGCTCAGGGGCTTGCGGAAACGACGGAAGCGGAAGCGGTGGAGAGTGCTGCGTCTCTGGTCACGTTTAATCGTGATTTACCAAAGGAGCTGATTGATTGCGTTGATAATTACTTTAAGCCCGCCCTAGGTCTTGCGATCACTGAGCCGGTTTTGCCGGGGACTGCGAGCGAGTGGAGAGAGGATGGGGAGTGTCTCACGCCGGAGATCATCAAGGTCGCGCTGAAGGGCGCTTTTGAGGTGGAAATCTATCTAGGGGTGACTGAAGCGGGTCACTGGTTTGCGGGTCAATACTGCCGGATTGAGGAGGAGGAGGTTTCGACGTCTTGCACGCGTAACGGGGAGGCGTTTGCTGATCGTAAGTCTGCGTTTCGCTGGGTTCTCAATGCGGCGCTCGAATTCTACACGGTGACGCGCAAACCGGTGAGGGGGCTCAAGGGTGCAACGACTGCGATCAGCGTATTGCTGGAGGCTTTGGATGAGGCTTGCGCGCCGGTTGTCGCGCCGGTCAATGCGCGCGCGCCGGTTTATGTGACGAGTTACGCCGCAACTGCGGTCGCAAAGATCCAGCGCAATCCCGAAAACAATCGGAAGCATTTCGACGCGGTGGCGCTCCGGGAGCTTGCGGACTCGATTCGGGCGGAGGGGCTTCATCAGCCGATCTTGATCCGGCGTTTACTGGATGGGGAGATTCCTACGGGGGAGCTTTCTCTAGGGGATGCGAGCGCGCCGGAGTTTGAGCTGATCGCCGGAGAGAGGCGCTGGAGGGCGATGGCTATCGCCGGACGTGATACAATCGACGCGAAAATCTACGAGGGGCTTGTGCGCTCGAAGATGAAAGCTATCGCACTTATCGAGAATCTCCAGCGCGAGGGGCTTAACTGCATGGAGGAGGCTGAGGGCTACACGGATTTGATGAAGGATGAGGGGCTTTCAACGGAGGCTTGCGCGGACCGGGTGGGGAAAAATCGGAGCACGGTCGCAAAGTTTGTGAGGTTGCTCCAGTTGCCGGATTTGGTGCGAGATCAGTTGAGAGAGGGCATTTTCTCCCCTAGCCATGGGCACGCGCTCGCGCGGTTTGCGGAGTGGCCGGATCATCTGCGGGTGATCGCAGAGGAGGCGCTGGAGGCTCGCGCATCGTCGAAAGTATTAGAGAAGGGGGTTCCGTTCGTCTCTGCGTTGATCAAAGCGGAGCTTGCGGTGGTGATCGATCAGTTCGCCGCCGTGAAGTTGCCGCCGAAGTTCAAGGGGTTGCCTCAGTATATCTCCCGAGGGGATGGGGATTGGGTGTGCTTCGATCCTGAGCACTGGAGAACCTACCTTGAGGAGAAAGCCGAAAAACAACGGCTCAAAGAGGAGGCTGATGCTAAGGAAAAACAGCTAGCCGAAGCGGACCTAGCGAAGAAGAAACGCAAACAGCTCCGACTTGCAGACCTGGACCGCGATTCCTACCGCCGATTTGAGGGAGATAGCGCGGATTTGCTCGCGCTGGTGCCTGAGAGCTCGAAGCGGGACGCGAAGGACTGGGACAAATCGGATACGGTGATCGTCACCGATGTTGAGCTAGCTGAGAGGCTCAAAAAGGCGCTACAGCGTGCCACGAAAAAGAACCGCAAGGGGATCGCAATCGAGATCGAGGGGCACGTTTTGAAGGGGTTGAAGAAGCTGAAGACAGTCGGGTCGAGAGAGATCGCCTGGCTGGTGTTTATGCGGACGGATCTGAGAGAACAACGGATCACGATGAGCCTCACAGCGGAGGCGGTAGATCGGAGCGCGGAGGCGTTCGGATCGCCGTCGGCGTTGCCTGACAGTGTGCTAGAGATCGGTGATCGCAATGTTTCGGGCGAGGCATTCGCCGCGCATGAACAGAAGCGGCTCCATGAACTCAATACGTGTTCAGGGGCTGAGCTCGTGAGAGCGTTGATCGCTGAGCGGTTGCCGAGTGCGTTGGTCGATATGATCGAGGCCGGGCCGGACTCACTGGGTGCTCGATATCTGCGATGGTGGCTCAATACGGATACGCTTTGGCTCCTAGAGGAATCCGAGGAGGGGCGCGCCGAACTGATCGCAGAGGTGAAGGATTCGGGCTGGTATGAGAGAGCGATAGCCGGGGAAGAGGAGGAGGAAGGATGAAAAAGTATTTTCTGAAATTCGGACTACACGACTACGTGGAGCCTTTCACCGTCGATCATTGTCCTGAAAATGACGGGATCGATGTCATGGAGATTTTCGCTCGCTACGCGAAAATGCGTAAACTCTGCGGTGCAAGCGCGGTTATCAAGCGTGATGAATTCGAGCGCTTCCTTTGGGCGGAATTCGGGTTAGAAACGGTGAGGCTACCTCCAAAGATCACGCAACGAACAATCGTTTGTTTGTGCGGTTCGACGCGATTTATGGAGGTCTTTAACCGAGCGAACCAAATCGAGACTATCCGAGGAAAAATCGTGCTTTCGGTCGGATGTGACACGAAATCGGAGCAATATCGATTGATGGACGATGCTAAAGGTGTCGGAACAAAAATCGCGCTCGATCAGCTCCATCTCGACAAAATTGAACTAGCGGACGAAGTGCTGATTCTTAACGTCGGAGGCTACATCGGAGAGTCTACGCGTAAAGAAATCGAAAGGGCTAAAATGCTGGGAAAGCGCCTGCGGTGGTGGGAGCAATCGAAAGCAGCGGAGGAGCAATCATGAAGCAGGGTATCACCTATGTGATCGGACGTGATGGGGTGGATAAAATGGATGTGATTCGCACGTTCGAAGCGCGCCACCTCGAGCGCAATGAGCAGTTCGCGACGATTCAGGAGATGACGCTAAGTCGGGGTGCGATTCGGCAAATCAATTTTTGTGAGCAGCGAACGCGAAACGTGATCGTCGGAGTCACGGGGACCGCTGAGATCGTCCATCACTTGCCGAAAGCCGCGCGGATCGTCGTGATTCTCGAACCCTAAAAAAATTTGACTACTCCATCTAGTAGCTATTCCGCCTCGCAACCACAACCTGTTGTGCCCTCCCCTCTTTTTGCCCGTGCCTAAAAAACAATCGTCCGAGCCGTCCGAGGCTCCTGAAACTCCACCTGTGAAGGTTGACCATGTGAAGGAGATTTACTCCGCGCTTTCTGGTCAACCTGTCCTACTTCGCGTCCGGGAGGGAAAGAAGGGGCCAGTCGATAGGGGCTGGGATCAAACAACATGGGAGGACACGCTCGACGAGGGATATCGCGAGGATCTCGGGCGGGGAAATATCGGTGTATTGCTGGGTCGTCGGAGTGCATTGAGGGTCGCGGGGGAGGTGTATCACCTTTGCTCGATCGATATCGATGACGACGCGGACGTTGAGCCGTTCCTTGAGCTCAATCCGAGGCTCCGTCAGACGTTGATGACTAAGGGCAAGCGAGGGGGAAATCTCTGGGTCTGGGCATTGCGCGATTCGTATCCGGCTATGCACTACCTGAAGAAAACCGGAGAAAACGGAGAGCCGGATAGAGATCAACCGTGGGGCGAGTGGAGAACTGACGGGGTGAACGAAGAAGGAGAGGAACGCGCTTTCCAAACCGTGATCTACGGGACGCATCCGGACGGGATGCGCTATCAGCGAATATCGAAACACAAGAGTCCGATTCGGATGGATTTCGAAGAAATCGAGTGGCCTGAGGAGTTGTTTCTCCCGTGGGCAAAATCGGACTGGGATCAGTTGGTTGATGATCACGGAGAGCCGTGGACTAAGAGCAAAAAGGGCGCTTTCACGCTCAATCCGCCGTTTTGGGTGGGGCTCTATGCGACTCAGCGCACGATTTTGTATGAGCCTGAAGAGGGTAGATTCTACGACTACCAGGACGATAGGGGGCTCTGGGTGAACGAGTCGGAGGACTCCGTCCGCTGGAAGTATTCGCTCGATATGAAAAAAGCGAGCGATGACGCAAAGGAACCGGCGTTGTTGGGTAAGCGCACGAATACGTTTTTGCAGGGGTTGACGAGTCTGCTGAAGGGGTGCGTCGAAAAGCGCGAGGCGTTCAAGAGAGAGCCAGGTCTCGTTCATCTGCAAAACGGGATGCTCGATCTACGCAACGACCCTCCCACCCTGAGCTCGTTCGAACCCCGCTTTCATTCAAGAAATCAAATCCCGGTCGATCTCGTGGAGGGCGCTGACTGCCCGGTGTTCCGTAAGGAACTACTTGAGGCGGCTTTGCCGCCCGGTGACGTTTCTCTGATTCAGCGTTGGGCGGGTCAGTTATTACTAGGGGTGAATCTGACTCAAAAAATCATGTTGCTCGTAGGTAAGGAGGGGCGGGGTAAATCGACGTTAATGAACGTGATTAAGTCCATGATCGGAATGAGTAACATCGCCGGACTTCGAACGGAGCACCTACACCAACGTTTCGAGCTATTCAACTACATCGGGAAAACGTTCCTAATCGGTGCCGACGTGCCGGGTAAATTCTTGATGACGGAGGGCGCTCATGTGCTCAAGGCGCTAGTAGGAAAGGACGTGTTGACCGCAGAGAAGAAGAACGGAGACAGCGTCAACATTATCGGAGATTTCAATATCGGACTTACGTCAAACAGCCGTCTCAAGGTGAAGCTAGACGGGGACGCGGGGGCATACGGACGCAGGTTGATGATCATCAATTACGAGCGTCCAAAGCCCGAACGCCCCGACCCCCATTTTGAGGAACGACTGATTGCGTCCGAGGCGTCCGGGATCCTGAACTGGATGATTGAGGGGGCCATGATATTGCTGGAGGAAATCAGGACGACGGGCTCGATCATCATGAATGCCGAGCAAAAGGATCGGGTTGAGTCGTTGCTTGCTGAGTCGGATTCGTTACGTCAGTTCGTCACGAAAGTCGTCACGATATCAGAGGGTGACGATGTCACATCGCAGGAATTGTCCATTGCCTATGTCCAGTATTGCGAAGCGCGAGGATGGAACCCGCTCCCAACGAAACGCGTCGAGTCAGCCATGCCGGACGCGATGACAGAGATCCATCGGGTAGCGAAACGAAACGACATCAAGCGCGATGACGGGCATCACGCCCAGAAAGCGCAAAGAGGATATCGAGGGATCAAGATATTGGTCACTGAAGATCCAGAGGAGGGCTTCAGCGATGTCTAGACCATCACCAAAGGAACGAGCGAGCGCGTTCGTAAGAGGCGCGCGCCCATCGATCGCAGGTCAACACGGTCACGATGCTCTGTTTTCGGTCGCTTGTGGACTCGTGGTCGGATTCGGGCTCTCCGATGGGGACGCTTGGGAACTCCTCACAGAATACAATCTAGCTAACTGCAACCCAGCATGGTCGGAGAAGGATCTTAGGCGCAAACTCACTCACGCTCGAAGCAAAGCGGACAAGTCTCCGAACGAGGTCGGAGCTCTCCTCAACCAAGATCGAGCCGATTACACAGGTCCGAAAATCCAGAGCAACGACCCCGGTTCTACTCCGATCCGCAACGACGCCCCGGCTCCCGCGCCTTCTGGAACGCCTCAATCAACCGCCCAATCTCGGACGGTGCGGACGCCTAAATTCAAAGTTCGAAAGTTAGGGGAAGGGGTAAAAAAGCGAACAGTTCGGACGATTCGGACGGTTGTCGCCCATACTTTTATAAATAGGTCACCAGTTCCCCCACTCACGAGAGTTAAAGAAACACCGTCCGAACCGTCCGAGAACAAGCAGACTCCGAAGCCTGAGCCATCTCCAGAACCCGAATCAAAGCCTGTCAAGCGGTCGAGAGAGCTCCTCTGGGGCGATACGCGGACGACGATCATGAGAGATGGAACGGTGACGCGTGAGCACTCAAACGGACGCATCGAAACCCGTCGATCAGTCGAGAACGAAGAACAATAGCCGCAATTTCCATGGAACAATCTCACCAAGAATCTCCTGAATACAGATCCGCAGTCGAACGAGCCAGCGTTGAGGAATTCAAGAACCCCTTTGACGTGATCGATGAACAGACAAGAGGGGATCTTATTTGCCAGCTTGCGGAAGTCCTGACTCCGATCCTCCAGTTCATCGCCAAAGGTCGCCTTACTCGGACGATGGCGATGAGATCATGGGTTTGGTTATACGAGACCCGGTCAGACTTGATCGCCGGGGAGACGATTGACCAATGCGCCAAGCGCGCCGGAGTCGCACCTCAACGCGTTCACACCTTGATCAAAGAGTTCAGGAACGTCGTCCCAGGTTTCCGATCATCCCGCCGCAAGTCCGATCGGACCGTTGCCTCTATGAAGAAAACCGCAGCGCGAAAAAGGAGGGGCGAAAAATGAGCGCCGCGAACACCCGCGCCGCCCCGCGCCCCCCCCCAGGACTAAGGAATCTTTTTTTTTACGCGAAAAATAGAACGGGTTCCGCTCTG